TGGGATTCTTTCCCGAATCTCAGAGGCTGTGTCTGTGTCGACCGTGACCCTGATTTCTTTACATTTCAGGGCCCACCGTGTGAGAGCGAGCGCACCGCCAGACCTCGAGAGAGGCCTAGCGAGCGCCACCCCACAACGGCGGAACACGGTCTTCACTTTGTTTCTCTCTGGTCTGCTCACGACGCGCTTCCTCTTGAACTTGTCTCCTGCAGTGAGTCTAAGCTGGTTTTCAATCAGCATCGACTTGTAGGTCTCAAAGCCCTCAAGAGGCACGGTCTCGGTTCCGCCGGAACACCAGGACTCGAGTTCGGAAGTAACTTCCTTACTAGCGAGCAGGTAATCCTTTGCAACCGGGACGCGAACAAGCGCGCGTGGGTAGAGGCCCATCTCTCGGAATGGCTTCTTGCCAAGGAGTTTGGCGCCAACCACTGCGTCTGGACCTCGGGAAACGAGGGCGCCGAGACGACAGCGGGTAGCGACTCCAACAGCAAGCCCTCTCCCAGTGTAACCGAGACCACCGACAGACACCGGGAGGTGAAGTCGGGGGTCCTTGATTATCCAAGGGAAGAGGGTCTTCTGTACCCTCTCCATCCGTCGCAGATAGAGGTTCTCAAGCCTCGAATCTGCTTCCAGCGGGGCCCTAAGGCCCGGTGGAGGTATCGAAGGGGGTACGAAGATTGCCATTCTGTCTTCGTTCCAATCGGTTGGGGCGGCAAGGATCTCACAGGCGGTCCACGAATGGTCCGCCCTAAAGGTCTTGCCGGCGTTAAGCTTGGTTCCCACGGAGGACGTGCGGCTGGCGTAAATGCCAAGAGCATCAGATCCAATCCGATGCCTGCCGACCGCGTCGTCACCGTGAGTCAGCGAGCGGTCAAACCCGCTGACGAACCATGCGTTAACCCAACTGAGCACAACGAAGCTGAGAGGTGTGCCCATCGGACTCCCTCTGCGGAAAGGCACGTCCCCGATTGGATCGGGGAACCGCCAAAGCGCCTTTCCGCCCAGACCCAGGCTTCGCTTTGCCATCGCAATGTCACCCTTACGGATGGCACCGCGGCGCGCGAGGCCTTCGACGACCGTCTCTACAGCAGCGTGAGAGAGCCCGTCAGTCGCCTTGGAAAGATCCAAGCTTCTGAAGGTCGAGCCGCGCTTGTAGACCAGACCGTTGGGGACTTCTCGGGATTCGCTGTCGATACGCCAATGCCCAGGAGGCAGAAGGTGCATCGACTCACGGACCCAGCTACCTTCGACAAACGTCAGAGCGTCGGGGACACCGACGACTCTAACCTTGTACCCGGTAGCCCTGAGCGCGACTGCCTTCATGTCGAAAGGTTTCCCCTTCGACCTGAGAGCCAGCAGTCCCGCGCAGCGATAAGATTCCCTAAGGTCTGGGGAGACACCTTGGACAGGCCTGAGGACGACCCGCGCTCGGTGGAGGCAGAACGCCCCCAACGAGTCGCCCGCAAACGGATAGAACTCCGCCTGCGTGGCGCCGCGAGCCTCAAGCTCATGACCAAGGTGCTCCAGATAGCCGTCGATCCCGCCTCGAGTGGCTGGCCACTCGAGGCAGGAGGAACTGGAGGAGGGAAGCCACCTAGGATGCCGCACCCGGGACTTCACACCCCCTTTACAAGAGGTGATGAAACCGAGGAGGCTATCCAAAGTGGTGACCGATGTGGGATATTCCTCGCTTGCCATCTCTGCGGCGTCTTGGAGACTCTTCACGCAATCCCTCTGAGGAGGGAGAGGAAGAGCTCGAGCAAGACGAGAGAAGGCAAATCCGTCCTTGGGGCGAGCAATCGCGAGATCCATGAAGGCCCGGACGACATCATTCCTGATATCGACCGGGACGGCCTCGAATCTCTTAGCGTGCAACGCCGCCCCGCGAACATTGTGGCAAAGCGACTTCAGAGCACTAACCTGATAAGCCACCCCGCGAGGGGCAGACTTAGAAAGCCAGTCATGAAGAAACCAAGCCACGCGAAGGTTATCCCAGCCAGAGAGGACCAAACCGCTCCAACAGGTTGTCCAAATCTGTTGGAGTGGAGACACATCGCCTCCGTGACGTCCGTTGCTCCCACCCTTTACAGGGGGGG